TCAAGATGGTAATGTTGATGGATTTTCGGGAGCCACCTCGAGTAATATGTTTGGATTATATTACCAACCATATTATAGAATTAAATTAAAAGAATTGTCACCATACGTTGAGACGGCAAAAACCAATGACATAATAAATCTACCCGAAAACACACTATACTTTGAAAAAGAAGGATTGTGGAAATGGAGAGATTTGTATGACCATGGTTATATTGACCCCGATGGTTATGGTGTTAATCATCCATTTATAAACAATATTCATTATGTTAAAAATGATATTAATTTCTATTTAAGAAATGAGAGATTCTATCAAAATAAAAATGACGGTCTAACAAACTTCAATGATAAAACCATAACTGATTGTTAATGAAAATTTTAACTAGCACTGATAATTTAAGAAACTGTTAGATATATTCACAAACCATACACCTCAGATAATGGTGTTGAACAAACCGACATATGGTTTCAGTTTTATTTTTTAAATGGGTCAACATATGTGAATGATTATGAACCAACGGGTCTTTCTAATAAAGAAAATGCTTTAATGTTAAAACAAACAGTTAAGAGTTTTTTTAGGTTAGAATTTTTTAAAACACCAAACGGTGTAAAACCCGACAGAACAAATAGAAAATTGGTTTTTGCTAAAAACTTATCATTACCATTAGGTGAAAAATATTTTCACACCACATTCAACGATTACATATACTTACCTGTTTTCATGGGGTCAAACTATAGAAATAAGGAAAACATGTATTTGTTTTGGTTTCAGGATGAAAGTCCGTTTAGTGGAACAACAATTACAGGAAATACATTTTGGATGACTGCAAAGTTTTATAATGCCGAAGACGGTAGTATAAGTGACTTTGTAAATAAACCAAATTTAACAGATACGTTTTCTGATGGTAGAATTGGTAAGAGCGGAAACCCAATTAAATTTTACGAAAAGAAAAGTACTGATTCGATTACCGAGTATGAAGATTTGTACTATAAGATGACAATAGATAAGAGTGATTATTCATATATTATTGAAAGGGACGTTCAATAAAATTTAAAAATTAAATGAGAAAGAATAGATACGAAATATTAAAACAAACAGGAACAAGTTACAATTTACCGGTATTTTTAGAAAGTACGGTGGATGAGATGGGTGTTATGGTTGGATTTGATGGTGACATTGAACAAGTAGAACAACTTGTTAATTTTTCATATACACAAACGGGGTCCACCATTCAAGTTTATAGTACGGTTAATCCGGACAAACTTAGAAAAATTGTTGAACAGACATATACAATAAATTGGGGTGACGGTTTAACTTCGGGATTAACGGTTAATGGTGGAGTTGTTGGACAAAACTTTCCATCTCTTTCACACACATACGGCACATCTTCAGGATATACGATATCAATAACTTTAGATGCCCCGTGGACAAAACAAAATTTAAGTAAAAAGATTACGGTTCCAAGAAATACCACAATAACGAATCCATTAGGTTCGTTTACAGGAACAACAGTTCCGGCATATTCTAATCTAACGGGACAAACTCAAAATTATATAAACACCCTTGATATAACAAACAATACGGGTTACACTACCACAGGTTTTACATATATGGCGGTTGGTGGTAGTAGATTAGACGAATTAAAAAAATATGGCTCAACGGGGTACACCCAAACTTTAACAAGTGGTTCTTCCGTTGAGGGAGTTAAATTTACGGGTTATACATTCACATATACGGGTAACACAACAGGTACCACCACATTACAATACAGGGATTATGAGGATGGTTATACCATGATAACAGGATCAACGACAGGATTTACAAAGGAAGAGGTGTTTGATAAAATAATAACAAGAAACGAACATTTCTTAGGTTTTATCGATGAACCAACAATTTATTCTGACTTATTTGTTGAAAGAGGTAAACAAGGTGTTATGGAGATTAACCTTAGATTGGGTGAAATTGATAACGTTGGTGAATTAGATATCTATGGAAATGGATATTTTAATGTGAGAAAACAATAAAAATTATATTTATTATTAAAAGTATATGGCAGTAGGTAGTTACGGAATAATTAGACCCGCAGATGTGTCACCAGATGACGTAGAAATATTTTATCACTACGTTTCAGGAAGAACTTCGACCGCAACAGTTTCCTTAAAAACTTTAAATAGTTCTAGTGTTTTAACACCCGTTTTTCATACTGATGATACTACGGATGATGTAAATGCTCCGAATTTAGAAGTTTTAGGTGGTTTATATAATTTAAAATTGGAATCCGCGGATTTCACAGACTTAGGAATATATACACTTCATTTAAGACCAAAACAAATAAGAACCACAATTACAGATTGTGGTGTGTTAGCTTCATTACCTTCAGTAAGAGGGTTGGTTATTGATTTAAGTAACGTCCCGTCTGGAGATAGAAGTAAATTTACCCCACAAGGATTAATTGGTTATAGAATAGAATATATTAACACAGACAATAAAAAAATAACAAATTTTTATAGACTTGTTACATCATCGTTTTATTGTACACCCGTTGTGTCTAATTTAACCAGCACCACCCAAAAAGCAATTAGATACCAATATAGTGACGCGGCAACAAATATGTTGTTTTTAACGGTAACACCATCGTCTGCACCTTCAAGTAAACCAAATACAATACCGTTTATTGGAACACCTGGACAAAAAATTATCTTTACTAATACGTTTTTTAACCCAACAACAATTGAGGTTGAAATGGTTGAACACGATGCATCAACATTGGCGCATGCATTATACGGTAATCAAAGTAAGGCGGTTACTCCGGGTATTTACACCATTTACGATAATAATAACAATATCTATAAACAATACAACTTATACGAAATCAAAGACGACGTTAACGAAACATTATACGAAGTTAGAGAGACGAGAACAGATATTGATGAGACTTTAAATTTTGACACAATTACTGAATTATAATGGCGAAATATAAAGTTCCAAGTCAGGCGGCTAATGGGTCACAAACTTTTAGTGACAACTTAATCGGTGTTCAAATCACCGATGGTACTAGTCAATTGACCAATACGAACTTTGCTCTTGATAAAACAATACCTGAAAGAGACGCCAAAAATTTTAAAACAAATCCATTTTCGGATTTTTTAACTTTAGATGATTTAAAAATTGAAGAATCGGCACCGATTACACAATCTAAATTAGAAAAAAATCAATCGGTTAAATTTAGAGATTCAAAAAGAGATTCAGGAAAATCGTTATATGGTTCTTTAAAAAGTAGAATTGGTGTTGCGGTTACAAAAATCATTAAGTTTTTTCCCGCGGCAGTAATGGTAGACATTGACTCACCAAAGAGTCAAAGTGGTTACACCGCATATAACATATCTTATAATCAAAATACAAAAAGAACGAGATTAGAAATTGAATCGGGAATGTTTTACAACCCATTTGATGTTCTTTTTACAAAACCAAATACAAATACGGTTGTCACTGTTGATAACCCAATTAGAAATTTTTATTCATCATATAAGAAATATGTAATAGAATTAAGTGGTATAACTTACAATATTGTGGGTTATGTTGAACCAAATAGTAAAAACAAAATCACGTTAACTGTTTTAGGTAACCCATTTAACGGACAAACAACATCCGTAAATAATTTTTTAATTAGACCAAATGATGGTGTAAAAGAAGAATTTTTTATGGGTCTTGACGATTTAGAATCGTCTTTGTTAAATAGAGATACTCTACCAGTTTACCAATCAACATTTAAAGTACCAAGAGACATTAACAATGGTTCGGTAACAAGTTTATTAGATGTAAAATACAATTGGCCAATATCAAAAGACAATTACAATTTACAAATTGTTGGTATTGCATATGATGAGTATATCGATAACTTGGTTGATGTTGCGGATGAAATTGATGATTATAAATCAAACTTATTAGTAAGATTTTTATCTTCACCACAGTTATTTGAATTTGATAGTGATGACAAAAAGGCGGAATCCATATTTCAATTATACGGACAAAGTTTTGATAAGGTAAAAAAATACATCGACAACATTGCCTACATGAGAAATGTAAGTTATGATGGTGTAAATAACTTACCCGACGTATTATTAAAAAATCTATCTAATACTTTAGGTTTAAATACAATAAATCTTTTCGATGAGAAGGATTTAAATGAACTTCTATACACAAGAACGGATACTCAATATTCAGGATTAACAGTAGGAACAACTATCGTTGACGCTGAAAATGAATTCTACAGAAGATTATTAGTTAACTTATCCTATATCTACAAATCAAAAGGCACAAGGTCATCAATTGAATTCTTTTTGAAATTCTTAGGTGCTCCTGAACCTTTAATTAAGATTGATGAATACATTTATAAGATAGTTTCTTTACCCAAGTCATTTAACATTGATGCGGAAATAAGAAGTGTTATAATGGGAGATAAAACCGATGTGATTATAACTGGTTTTACTCCATCAACATATTCATATTCAACAGGAACCACATTAGCATCAACAACATATACAAGAGAAGAATATCCGGTAACCGTAGACGGTTTACCAAGAGGTTATAGTAGTGATGCAAATAACAATTTCTTTCAACAGGGTTCTGGTTGGTACGACATGACGTTAGACCATAGGTCATCAACGACATTAGATGTTGAAAATTCAGTAACAACAGGTAGAACAAAAACAATCAAAACTAAAAACAAACCATACACATATGGTGAGGAATATTTTGATGTTTTTAGGTCATTACCGGGTCTTGATACAGGATTTGAAATTGTAAGTAAAGTAGATAACAATCAAAAACAAATTGTTAATAATAATTCTACATTAATTCTTAACAGAAAAAATATTAGTGTTTATCTTTCATCTGCAAATGTCATGGATTATGACATTTATAGAAAATCGAGAGATTTAGAATTATCGTTTGGTTCTAACACATTATTACCACAAACAGGTTATACGTTTGCGGAATATGTGGACAGAATGTTACATGATCAAATTAGAAATTCACACGTAATAAAATACAAAAAGAATTACATTACATTAGAAGACATACATAGAGATTACATTACCAATGGTAATTTTACTCCTTATAGTTTTCCTGATGTAAATGAGTTTGTAAATAAAATTGGACCATATTGGACACAAGTTTTAGATCAAATTATCCCATCAACTACATTGTGGACTGGTGGTAATTTAGTTCAAAATGGTATTTTTGGTAGACCAAAATATGCATATAGATTTGGTTGTCACCCAATTGAAATTGTGGAGAATGTATATCCCGAACCAATAACCGAAGGATATGTACCATTCCAAGATGAAATTGAAGAGTTTGATGATTATTACGGATTCTCAACGGAAACAGACCAAATTGGTGAATCATTACACGATGGTTACATAAGGTTTTTCCCGACTTTTGAATTGGATGGGATTTTATATAGTGGTAGTTCAAACGTATCAAGTACGTATGTGTTATTATCGGGTGATACACCAACGGCAACAAGTGCAAGATTATACACCGGAGTAGGAAATGAGATTATTTCAAACAACCCAACTTTATATTCAAATGATTTTAATCAAATAAAATCTTTATGGAAAAGTGCCATAATTGGAACGGTTAATTATATTAATACATATTCTGGTGGAACAGTAAATCAATTAGGTAAAGATGACGAATACGGTACTGAAATAAATTATTCAGGAATCACAGGGTCAACAACAACTAAAAAATTATTAACAGTTTCTTTTTTTACCGACGGTAATGGTGAAGAGAAAATGAAAATAACTTCTTTTAAGTACGGTCCAAATGATTGTACTATAAAGAAAAGTTTCATATTTGGTTTAGATGGTTTTGGTGATAATGACGGAGTTGCGGATTGTAGATTAACGGGATCGGCTGTTTTCACGGAGTTAGACCCAACACCTACTCCAACACCTACGTTGACACCAACACCAACATTAACTATTACACCTACAATTACACCAACGTTAACCATTACACCTACATTAACGATAACACCAACGTTAACTATCACACCAACGTTAACGATTACACCTACAATTACGCCAACGTTAACCATTACACCTACCTTAACTATTACACCAACTATTACACCTACGCCAGATTGTTTATTCGATGTAGACGTAGAAGTAACAACACCAACCCCTACCCCAACACCAACAGGGACACCCGATTGTTTATTTGATATCGATGTAGAGGTGATTACACCAACGCCAACTCCAACACCAACAGGTACCCCAGATTGTCTATTCGATGTCGATGTAGAAGTAATAACTCCAACTCCAACCCCTACCCCTACGGCTACGCCAGATTGTCTATTCGATGTGGATGTAGAAGTAATTACACCAACACCTACACCAACACCTACCGGTACTCCGGATTGTCTATTCGATGTGGATGTTGAAGTTGTAACGCCAACCCCAACTCCGACTCTAACTCCGACACCTACATTAACTATCACCCCTACATTTACCCCAACCCCAACCATCACACCAACATTGACGCCGGATTGTTTATTTGATGTTGATATTGATGTTATTACACCAACACCTACACCAACACCTACCGGTACACCAGATTGTTTATTTGATATCGATGTAGAGGTAACGACACCAACTCCTACACCAACCATTACACCAACAGTTACAATAACACCAACGCCAACACCAAATGATTGTGTTGATTGTCCTGAAGGATATGTTTGGACATCAATCGGTGATGGTGTATGTACCGCAACAGATGTTGTTAGTGCTACAGCACCAGTATCACCATATACCGCAACCACAAGAACATATTATGAATATAGTATGAGTGGTACTTCGGTATATCAAATTGGATGGAACGTAAACGGAACGGGTACAGAACAGGTACATTTAAACACCGCAGATCTTTGGAGAAACACGACCGGATTTAATATTGCTAATCCTGGTAATGGTCCATTAAATAGAACTGGTTTATGGGCAAATGATGGTGTAAATGATAATGTGGATAACCCATTACAAACATGGTTAGGATTTAATTATTGCTTAACGGGAATAACTGGTGGTCAATATTATGTCGGTATTGCTGCAGATAATGAATTTAGATTAGAAATTGACGGAGTAACTATTTTAGATACGTTTGCAAATTCAGGATTAGAATCGTTATCTAAATTTAGAACATGGCACGTTTATCCAATATCATTAACTGCTGGTGACCATATCATTGGTTTATATGGTTACAACTTATTGGGTACAGTGACTAATCCGGCAGGTTTTGGTTGTGAAATTTATAACAACACATTATCACAATTAACAAATGCTAACACGATAAATGATTTAAATGTAATATTCTCATCAACGAATTTTATTAATCAAATAATACCTGTTGTTAAAGATACAAACGGAAATTACATTGCAAACGGTTATTCTTGTCCATCGGGATATGAATATGCTCAATGTGATGGAAATTGTTGGAAAGTTATTTATTGTCCTGAAGTAACAACGCCAACCCCAACTCCAACCCCTACACCAACATTAACACTAACGTTGACACCTACATTAACGCCAACGTTAACGATAACACCGACATTTACTCCAACACCGACTATTACACCAACATTAACACCAGATTGTTTATTTGATGTTGATATTGATGTGGTTACACCAACACCGACCCCAACACCAACAGGTACTCCAGATTGTTTATTTGATGTAGACGTAGAAGTTGTTACTCCGACTCCAACACCAACTTTTACTATTACACCTACCTTAACCATTACACCAACACCGACCCTAACACCAACAATAACCCCAACGTTAGATTGTACATATGAATTTGAATTTACACCAATTGAACAACCATCATCAAGTATTATAATTGGTAGTGCATTAATTGATGTTTTTGTTGATACGGATAAAGTTACCGAAATGAAGTTATTACAATCGACTACATCAACTTCAGAATATAATGAGTTTGTTTCACTATCCACAACAAAATCGGATAGAAGATTACCGTCAAATGTTATACCTGTTTCAGATAGTTATTTATTAGCACCACTTGATAAATCTATCGGAGCGTTTAATTTCTATAGATTTGGGGTGAATATCGAATTGTTAAAAGAAAATTATCCACTAATAGATGTTTTTGAATTTGACCTTTATGGAAAAAGAACTAACTCATCAACAGGAGATATTCCTATAAGATTTACAAGAGGTATTAAAATTAATTCATTAACTGATATAACACCGAATAATGGAGTTGATTTTTCAAACGGTACGGTACATCCAAATGACGATGTTATAATAGATGGAACATATACAACAAAAATAACTGCACCACAAGGAGATTTCCAAAGATTTGCGACATTTATTTATAATAAAATTAATAATACTTTTACATATACAAACCTTATTTAAAATAAATGGCATTATATTATAACATAAAACTTACTTCAGGAACTTCAAACGGACCGTATACAATTTACTACGATTCGATTAATGTGGCTAACATTGCCACAATAGTTTCGTCTGCAACTCCTGCCAGTGGTTTAACTTATAATGATGTATATCCTAATGGTATTAATGTTTCTGTTCCAAGTTTTGCAACGTCGTTGTATGTGTATAATACAAGTTGTGGTGATTATGACTCTTTTATTATACCAACCCCAACCCCAACTCCTACATTAACACCTACGTTCACACCTACATTAACACCAACTATTACACCTACATTAACGCCAGATTGTTTATTTGATGTAGACGTAGAAGTAATAACCCCAACACCGACTCCGACACCTACGTTTACTATTACACCAACAATAACCCCTACGTTAACTCCCACACCTACATTAACCCCAACGTTTACACCAACGTTAACTCCAACTATTACACCTACATTAACGCCGACATCAACACCAGATTGTTTATTTGATGTGGATGTGGATGTTACCACCCCAACTCCAACCCCAACACCTACATTAACCATTACACCAACGTTAACTATTACACCTACATTAACACCAACATTAACTCCAACGATAACACCAACGTTAACCATTACGCCTACGTTCACACCTACATTAACACCAACGTTGACGTTAACACCAACTATCACACCGACTATAACACCGACAATAACTCCTACGTTAACACCAGATTGTTTATTTGATGTTGATGTTGAAGTTGTTACTCCAACTCCGACTCCAACCCCAACATTAACGATAACACCAACGTTAACTATCACACCAACCTTAACTATTACGCCAACGTTAACCATTACGCCTACATTAACGATAACACCAACGTTAACTATCACACCAACAATCACCCCTACGTTTACACCAACGTTGACACCAACTATTACCCCTACATTAACGATTACTCCTACATTTACACCAACTCCTACACCAACATTGACGCCGGATTGTTTATTCGATGTGGATGTAGAGGTAACAACGCCAACTCCTACACCAACACCAACGTTAACGATAACACCGACAATAACTCCTACGTTAACGATTACTCCTACGTTTACGCCAACGTTAACACCTACAATTACGCCAACGTTAACCATTACACCTACGTTAACGATAACACCGACTATTACACCGACATTAACGCCAACCATTACACCAACGTTAACTATTACACCTACATTAACGCCGACTATAACACCAACGTTAACAATTACACCAACGTTTACACCTACACCATTACCAGGTTCAGGATATTATAATGGTGGTTATGGGTGTCAATACTATACATATGACCCAGGATTCCCAACATGTGATCCAAATGTTACCCCAACACCAACACCTGGCTCAACATCGTATGACTATTACTATGCTGATGTTTATCCATGTAATGATTGTGGTGGGTCAACTGAAACAATTTTAGTGGCATTTGCTGCGGGTAGTACTGTACTTCCTAATAGATTTTACCTTCCAGAATCTGGACCTGATAATAACTCATATAGAATATCTGGAGCGGCATCACCAGGTATAGCGTATATACTTACCACAACTTACGGATTTTTCACAAGTTGTAATACGGCATGTGCAATTCCAAATTAGTGAGCATGATTAAAAAATAAATAATTAAAATCAAAATAAATGAATTTTAAAATAAACGGATATTTATAAATAAAATAAAAAACAATGGACATTACATTTACATTACAGGCCGGTTTTTCAGGAACACAGGCGGATAATTTTAATATTTCGGGAACAACAAGTTCAGGTACCCTAATGTCATTAGGAACCGCAACCAAAGCCCAATTGACCACAGGTCACACGGTTAACGCGGACCCAACGATAACGGGAGGAACAATAACAAGTACGGGCGTTTGTACCACTTCTGTCAATTGGTTGACATTTGGTAATCAGGTTCCTGAAACGTCAATATTAAGTTATTATTTCGCGGCCGGATCTTACTATTTTAGTTTAAGTGAAGCTCTACAAGATGATATAACAATAACCATTGCCAATGTTGATGGTCACACAACCGCTGGTTGTGGAACTGCATCGGAGGATCAGGCATCATTACAAAGTCCAGTTACAATGACCGCGGGTGTCTTTGATGTAAGTCACGATGCGCAAGTTCTTGGATGGGATGGTATAAGTTACATTAATCCAGCAAACCAAATTACATTGTTAACACATGGCACTGTAGTAAATGGTGGTACATTCACAGTTCCTTCGGGAACCGTAGTTACAGTTACCTACGACGATTCTTGTCAAATATATCCACAGTAATAAAAATTAAGAACTATACAATTTTAAAACCCCTTTATTATAAGGGGTTTTTTATTTAATTTATTTCTAATAGTATTTATGGTATATGTCAACATTTAACGCGGAAATTTCGTTACCGATAAGAGGGTCTTCACTCCTTAGTTTTAATTTATCTGAATGTACAGGTAATGGAGTTGGATGTACCCCATTAACAAATTTTCAAAATGTTCTTTGGACTAGATTCCCAATTATAATACCCGATTTAGAATACGGTGTTATAACGCATATTCAATTAATTGTTAATACAACAAACGGAAAGTGCTCAACAGGACAAACAATTAATTTACCAATTAATAATATCCCAACTCCAACACCAACTATTACACCTACATTAACGATAACACCTACGTTAACCCCAACACTAACACCGACTATTACACCTACATTAACATTAACACCAACACAAACACCTATAGATGTAACCCCAACCCCAACGGTAACTATTACACCTACATTAACACCTACATTGACACCAACGGTTACCCCAACACCTACCGTAAATACTGTTATTGATCCGGAATATTTTTACTATGCAATGGGTAGTTGTAATGATATGAGATATTCATACACAGGTTATACTATTACTGGATTTAGTCCACCAATTGTAATTCCGGGGTGTGGAACATTATCTGAAATTGGAACATTAGCAATGCAGGATCCCGCAACAACGTCATTAGTATTGTCTAATCCATTAGACCCATGTGGTTTTGGTAGTGGTTATATTGGAACAATAATCGCACAAAGTTCATCAGGTATTACTGAAGGTTCAGTGTTCGATATTGATGGAGCATGTTTATCGGTGGTTGCGGTTCAAACCGTAAATGTAACGGGTTGGACGGTTAATTTGGATGAAAAAACACTCATTGGTGTTGGAGATGAGGCTTGTGGTAGTTGTGACCCACCATTTACTGGATTTACAATATCTGGTTATAGTGGAGTAACATGTGATACAGAAGAAAATGTAATTGCATATTCTTTAATACCACCTGCAATATTGGGTAATGTTTATGGAATACAAATGTATAGTGGCGGTACTGCGGTAGGTTCCGCAAAATGTGCAACTTTAACTACAGATTTAGGTCCACAATTTGTTATAACTGACCCTGAAACTGAAGGTATTTCAGGATATGGTATAAGTGATTTGGGTCCATTTGTGTTAGGTGAAACTATGTTCCAAGGGTATGACGATTGTGATGCTTGTGAAGGTACTGTTAGAAAATATATGATTACAGGTGATAGATGTGATACTACGGGTAGTGTAACAATTTGGTCAGATACTGCACCAACAGTTGTAAGTGGTAATACAATCTCAGTAAATATTGGTGGAACACCAGTGTGTTTCCTTGTAACACAAGCTGATCAATTTACTTCAGTGGTTTATAATGATTTAGGTTGGACAATACTCGACACTGGTTGTGATTGTAACGGAAATACTGGAGGAGGTGATATTAATGTTGCTAACATTGATTTCTCACCATCACAATTCTTAGATACGGGAGGTGAGTGTCAAAGTCCACAGTCCTCATACTATACTGAGACCACATCAACTGAAATGCAGTTAACATTTAGAGATTCAAGTAATAATCCAGTAACACCTAATGGTGCTGTTGAATATAGAGTTAATGGTGGTACTTGGCAATCGTTAACTGTAACAGGAAGTACAGTATCGTTTTCTGTAACATTAATCTACGGTGATAATAGTAACTGTTCTCTTGGAGGTTCATATGCAGACACATTGGATATTAAGGTTGGAACAATAACCGTTGAATATTACACTGCAGGAAGTTAAAAATAAAAAAAAGATATTTATAACATATGAGTTTTTTAAACAATAACAATTCAGAATTCTTATCCGCAAGGATAACCCAAAAGGGTAGAAATGCCATTGCTAAAGGTAGTTTCAATATAGAATATTTTCAAATTGGAGATTCTGAATTTGATTATACCTTAGCGTTCTCAACATTAACGGGTCAGACAACACATCAAAAAGTAATGTCACCGTTTGATAAGGAGAGCGGTATAAAATATCCTATTAAATTAGACTCATCAACAGATACAACAACATATGGTGTACCGGTTTTAAATCCAAACAACGAACCAACACCAATAAGAAATGACATGGGTCCTGCTGGATTTGTTACAAATTATAGTGGAGGAACTCCAAGTGTTGAATGTGCAACACAAATTATCCCATATAGTAATTTAAATGGTTTAACAACTTTAAATGTATTAACAGGTAATACTTTTCAAAATTGTGAATATATTAGTTTAGTTTTTGATACTTTCGGTACGAACAATGTTATCACAGGTAAAACAAATAGTTTAGTTTATAAAGTTCTTAGTATCAGTGGTAACACATTAAACTTAGATAGAAACGTTATTAACCTTTCTACATTAAGTGGTAATGTTCAAGTTGTTTGTAATAATTGTGAGCAAGAATACCCATCTGAAGACCCAACATGTGTTGATAATGGTTACATGTTAGAACCGATTAATCAAACACAACAATTGAATTCATGGACAATGAACACCGTTTGGACACAAAAACCAATTGGTGCAGATTATGATGGAATAGATGAAACTTTGGCGGGATATGAAGGAAATCAATATGTTTCGACAAAAGAATTATTAGGGTACACCTCAACAGGACAAACATTTGTGCCTTTTAATGGATTATCAACAAGTGGAATTACTATCACAGGAACGACATATAAAAATTCATTCGATGAATTAATAGAAGTTACACCATCAGAACAAAGATGTATTGCAATAATTCATTATTCTGAATTAGGTGACTTAAGATACGATACAGAAAGATTTTATAAGTACGATGATTATATAAGTCATAAAACAGGAATCACAAGTTCGGACATTTCTATTGTAGAAGATTATGATAGAGAAAATGATTTAAGAGATTTGAGTGATAGTGAATATTTTGAAATTTATATTCCTTTCATTTATTATCATAGAAATACCGGCACCACCATGGGAGCAAGGTTCTTTATGGACACCACCGATTACTACGTAAAATCAACTAAGAATGCAAAACACCAATTACTATTTAGATTTTTAGTTGATGAGCAAAATAATAAAGTTGGTAAAGTATTTGTAAGAAATAAAATTGTCGTTTTTGATGACCAAGAATTAGTTGCAATATTAGACTACAGGTCAAATAGAAAATACACATTACCAGCACCAAAAATATCAACAGTTCCAAGTGACGCTGTTACAGCAAACTCATTATTAACATCAACAGGACAAACGGCTTGGGTTACATATGTATTTGCTTATACAAGTGGTACAACGATGAATGCATTACCTTGTAACTACTATTCAAAAATTACAGGAACAACAACACCTTCACAAGTCACCATGAAGTTTAGTGGTAGTACATCTTTTAACACATTAAAAACTTCATTTTCAAATGTTAACGATGGTTTTGTTGCCGATAAATTTTATGCATTAGTACAAGTGTCCACAGGTTCAACACCAAACAGTTCAGATTGGAGAGCAATCGACCTAACCACAAGTGACATTAAAACAAATGGGTTTATTGACCCGTCAAAAATAACTGGTACAACATTCACATTATATTATTCAGGATATACCGCAGCATCTGCATTTGATTTAGAAACCCACATGTCGGGAGTTAGTTCTAATTATTTAGGAACATCAGGAGCAACAGATTATAATGTAACCACACCACAATTTGGTGATGAACAACCATTCCCTGGTAGTATTAGATTTGTAAGGGCAACCGACGTTGAACAACTTAACTTCTTAGTGAACTTACCATCAAGTACATTCTCAACATCACAAAATCCATCTTATACAAGTGGATACCCTGTGATAACAGAAGTAGCTTTATTAGATTCTAATAAAGAACCTTTAGTTGTTGGTAAACCATCGTATCCCGTAAAAAGAATTGGTGCACAAGTATTTGCGATTAAATTAGACTTCTAAGACTTTACATTACTAGAAATATTATTTATATATTGTTATATGAGTATAGATGTAAACTTTAAGAACAAACCTAAAATTTTGGGATTAGATATCTCAACTAAAACTATTGGTTTTGCATTATTTGATATGAGTGGTTCTAAATTATTAGAATTGACTCATTTCTCACCAAAAATTAAACCGCAACCTGAAGATAAGATTGAGGAATTAATTAAAAAGGCGGATGCTTTTAAAGAACATTTACAGGGATACAAAGACATGGGAATTGTTAGGGTTGTAATTGAGGAACCTTTATTACAATCTAATAACATATACACTATCGGAACATTACTACGATATAATACTTTAATTCTTAAAAATTGTTATGATATACTAGGTGTTTTACCGACGTTCATCTCAACATATAATTCAAGAAAATTTGCGTTTCCTGATTTGGTTGGACCAAATGATAAAGGACGTAATGTTTTATTTGGTGGATATCCAAAAGATATTGATAAGAAACATGTCATTTGGGAACACGTTAATAGTGTATGTCCCGATATTGAATGGTTATACGGTAAGACTGGTAACCTAAAAAAAGAAAACTATGATATGGCAGATGCCGCGTGTTGTGTAATTGGTTATGTTAATATGACTAAATTAGAAAAATCCGGCAACTAACATTTTACATTAACAATAAGTTAGTGTATATTTATAATACAGGACGGGACTTGTAGAAATACAAGTTGAGTTGGTACGGGAGTCGAGGTGGTGTTCGGCTCCCATTTTTTTTTATCACATTTTTTTCGTATTATTCATTAATATGGACACTCAAGAAATAGACTACACACCAGTCTTTGAAATTTTAGAAGATATTTTTGGGGATTATAAAAATCACAATGACTACCGATGTCAGGTGTCATTCGATTGTCCGGTGTGTTCATATGACATTAAAGGTTTAGAAAGAGGAGATGGAAAGGGTAACTTAGAAGTTAACTACAAATACGGTGTTTTTAAATGTTGGGTATGTGCCGAAACACATGAGACACATGGTTCAATATATAAGTTGATAAAAAAATACGGAACACCAAAACAACTTAAGAAATACGAATTACTTAGACCGGATGATACCGAAGATTCAACTAAAAGAGTTTACAAACAAGTAAGATTACCAAAAGAATTTGTTGCGTTTAAAGATGCGAGCATAGGTTTAAAATTAACCCCACAATATAAACAAGCTCTTGCATATATAAAGAAAAGAAATATAACCGACCTAATGTTACAAATATATAACATTGGTTTTTGTTATAATGGGTTATATGAAAATAGAATAATTATCCCTTCATATGATGAAGAAAAAAGATTAAATTATTTTGTTGCCCGTTCTTATTTATCTAAAACAAAACTAAAATATAAAAACCCTGAAGCTCAAAAAGAAATTATTATATTCAATGAACACCTTATTAATTGGGATGAAACGGTTTATATTGTTGAAGGGGCTTTCGATAGTATATTCATACCAAATGCAATACCTATGTTGGGTAAGTTTATGAGTGATTACTTATTCAAAAAACTTTATGAAAATGCAAAGAAAATAGTAATCGTATTAGACCCAGATGCATGGAACGATGCTGAACGTCTTTATCACAGGGTTAATTGTGGTAAGTTGATGGGTAAAGTTTGGATTGTAAAATTGGAAGGTGATAAAGATATTGCCGACTTGAAGGGGGATTTAAGTGAGTATAAAATAAAACAAATAGATTAATATGAATTTAACAGATATCTCATTAGAGATTAAAGATTTATTGGAGGAGAGAAGGAAACAATTGGAGTTAACCTTTATTGAGGAAGAACACATATATTATATGAAAGATTTGGATGGACAAGTCAAAAGAAATTTTCCATCTGTTTCTAAAATCATTAAGAAGTTTCATAAACCATTTGATGCTGAGGGTATGGCATTGAAGATGTCTAAGGGTGACCCTGAAGGACAAGCACAATTACTTGCCGAATGGAAACAAGCCGGTGACTTATCAACTAACATGGGTAGTCGTGTTCACTTTGAATTGGAATCTGATTTGATTGGTAGGTTTGATAACTACAAAGAAGTGAGACAACCAATCTTCACAATCAACGAAGAACAACAACGTAAGAGTGATAATATGATTAAAGCAGGAAAAGATTTTCTTGATTTAATGTTAGAAAGAGGAGGTGTTTTATTAGATACTGAAATTGTTTTAGGTGATCCTGAAGAACAATACACAGGACAACCGGATAAAGTTTGGTTGATGAATAATAAAGAAAAAGATGGATTTGGATTTGTCATCACCGATTGGAAAACAAACCAACCAAAAAACTTTGAAGTACATCATTACACGGGTAAGTTATATCCACCATTCAATAATTTCCACGATAATGCTTTAGGACATTATTACTTACAACTTCCTTTATATGGTAGATTGTTACGTAAGATGTTAGAAGGAACAAAATATAGTGACACCAAACTATTGGGTAATGTTGTGGTTTTACTAAAAGATGATGGTACATTTGTTGAGTACAAAGTTCCACCACAAATCAACACAGCAATTTTAACAATGGACCTATCAAAATACATTAAAAGATGGTAAAAAGAATTATACATATTGCGGACTTACATATTCGTACAATTCAAATGCACGATTTGTATAGAACACAAT